AGTCGAGCCACTGCTACCACCTTGACCGCCACCGCCGCCACCAATTAAAACTACATACACTTGCGTAATTCCAGAAGGAATTGTAACGGCACCTGATGTAGTAATGGTTTGTTGAAGGGTAAGGCCGTTAATGCCTAATTGCTGAGGTGGATACTGATTAGTTGCCATGATTAGACGATTACTACTCCGCTGATGTGTGCGTTGATTGCCGATGCAGTACCAGCACCACCGGTAATAGCGTTAGAAGTTCCCGAAAGAACCTGTTTAACGTCAAAGAAGGCTGTGGAGTTGGCTGGAACGGTAACAGCGCTAAGAATCGGCACGGCTGTTGAACCAGTCTGCAAGTTAATAGTTGTTGTAGCAGCAGCAGTTGTGATGTTGGTCAAAGCAATGTTAGTAACGATTGCTGTTCCCGACGCTGCACCTGCGTACAACTGTGTAGTGGTTGTAGTCGTGAGTGTTCCACGATACATAAGTGTTGGTGTTGTTGCCATTAGTAGGCCCCCATTATTGTCATAGTTTGATAATCATCTGTTTGCATAGCACCAGAACCATTGGTTGCTGTTACTGTGCTACTTATTGTAATACCACCGGTAAAGGTATTAGCCCCTGACCAAGTATTTGTTCCTGAAAGAGAAGCCCCACTAGGAGCAACCCATGATGCTGTCGTACCGTTAGAGGTAAGAACTGTGTTGTTGGCTCCAATGGCCAACGGAGTGTAAACCGAAGTTGAAGAAGCCAGTGGAATAGAACCAACAGCCGGAGCAGTTGAGGTGTTAAGTCCACCGTTGGTTACTCCAAGGGTTCCTTGTGAGTTAGCCAAAGCATTAGTGTCGATGCAGTACCAAACCGTACCGACAAACACTACCTGCAACGCTACGTTGACATTAACCGTTATGGAACCGGTTGTACCAAATAGGTTAATTGTGTTACCAGAACCAGCGGCAAGTGTTACCGAAGTTGAGGCAAGGTTAATAATCGTGTTGATTGTACCGACTGTTGGGGTAACTGGCAAGGTAAATGTAACACCAGTAGAAGAACCAGTTGCGATGGTTGCTTCACCAGCAGTGACCGTGGCTGAACCAGTTGCCGTAGCACGAGTCTGAGCGTTAGCCAAGTTAGAGGCAAGTGTGACGGCGTTAGTAGTAAGACCAACTCCCTGAACACCAGATACTTTTGGCGCTGTAGCGCTTGAACCAGAACCAGCAAGGTCGCCAGCAAGTTGTACAATACCGAGTACTGATGACGTTGCGCTAGCAGTTGCTACACCAGATGTACCTTGGAATCCTTGGTATCCTTGAGGACCTTGAGCACCGGCAGAACCTTGTGCACCATTGCTACCAGCGGTTCCTTGAGAACCCTGTGCGCCCTGTGCACCGTTAGTACCATTTGTACCAGCAGCCCCTTGTGCACCTGTTGCACCTTGTGTACCAGTTGCTCCTTGTGTACCTGCGGAACCCGTAGAACCCTGTGGCCCTTGTGTACCGTTAGAACCGTTAGAACCTTGTGTACCTTGGTATCCTTGAGAACCCTGAGCACCTGTAGAACCAGCGGCACCTGTAGCACCTTGGTATCCCTGGTATCCCTGGAATCCTTGATTGCCCTGTGTGCCCTGTGTACCTTGTGGTCCCGTTGCACCCTGAGCACCAGTAAGTCCAGACGAAGCAACCATGGAAATGTTGATGTTGACTGATGGTGTGGCTGGGCGTGTTGGTGAAGAACCAGCAGTAAGTGGTATTAATGAAACAGATGTGTCAGATGATGACCAGTAAAATTGAACGTAATCATTAGCGGCAAGTGGGAATAGGTATGTGTCCTGCTGTGCCTGGGTACCCGTACCACTAAATGTAAAGACAATGTTTGTCTGTGTTAATGCAGAACCGTTCTTTGAAAGCCAAAGGTTTACAGTACTTGAACCACCGCCTGAACGTGTGAACTGACCTAAGAATTCAATAAGGTATGTACCAGCGTATGAAACAACAAACTGATTACCGTAAGCAACGTTTACACCAAACTCAGTTTCAAGTGTGTTGCATGAAACAACGTTGGCTGTGGTAGCCCCACCGTTGGTCTGTGTTGTGGTGTCGTAGAATGAACCGTAAATGGCGTTAGTTCCACCAGGTCCTTGTGGTCCTGTGTATCCTTGAAAACCTTGATAGCCTTGGTACCCTTGACTACCCTGTACGCCTTGAGAACCTTGTGCGCCTGTAACAGATACACCTTGGTAACCTTGATTACCTTGGTAGCCTTGTACGCCTTGGAAACCTTGAGCACCAGTATTACCAGTGTTACCCTGAGCACCTGTGGCTCCAGTTGAACCTGTTACACCCTGATTGCCTTGTGTACCTTGATAACCTTGATTGCCTTGAGTTCCCTGAGTACCTTGAACGCCTTGCGCTCCAGTAGAACCTTGTGTTCCTTGATTACCAATAACACCTTGAGCACCCTGTGAACCTGTGGTTCCTTGGACACCCTGTGTTCCCTGTGGTCCGGTTAGACCTTGATATCCCTGTGGCCCTACAACTGTTGAAGGTAGACCTTGGTATCCCTGTGCACCTTGTACACCGTTAAAACCCTGGAAACCCTGAAAACCTTGAGTACCTTGGTACCCTTGTGGACCTTGGCTAAGAATAAGTGAGTCGTCGTATGACCAGTAGTACTGAGCAGTTGTTGAGCCTACTGGGTAGAGAACACCAATGTAGTAAGCGTCACGACTTGTTACGGCAATTTGCCATTGACCGTTACCACCGTATGATGTACCTGAGTAAACAATTGCGCCGGTTGAGTCGGTGTTAAAAGCGTTAGTTCCTAATACAGCCGTTGCTGGTGGTGTGTCACCTGCGGCTGGTGGAGCAGTAAAGAGAGAGGCATCGTAAGCCGTAACAAAGCGCCATTAAGAAAACCAGAAGGACCTGATACTGTTCCAGAAAGGTTATATGTGGTCATAGTACTGATTCGCCCCTATTGATAGCGCCCTGTGTTTCATCTAAGCGCTTACCAAGTTTGGTGTCGCCCTTAAGTGTTGTTCCTGTTTCAATCTCCCATTTCGATACAGCACGGGATTCTAAAGCCGCCGAACCTTTTACCGTTTTGGGTTGTGTTCCGTCTTTGCGTAGTCGCTTGTAAGCGGCCACGTCTTTGTGCATTGCTTTTGTATCCATGTCAATAACACCAGCATTGGAGCGTGTAGGCATAGCAGAGGCCGCAAAGCCGATGGACGCAGCCTTGCACCCAAAGCAATTCTCTGGGTGAAGTCCAACGTTGTGTGGTGTTGCGGTCATGAAATTAAAGCTCCGTATCCTGCTTCAGTCAATGCCGTAGCTTCTGTCGTAGTAACTTGACATACGTTCATATACACTTTAACCACATAAGGGTTTTGGCTTACCGTAACAGATGTAGGCACAGGTGGGTTGACTTCGTAGTTGACAAAATACGACGTGGAGTACGGTGATTCTGGGTTCCACGGGTTGTATGGGTACGGAATGTTCGTGTTGTAATTCTCTGGCGTAGCCGTGTCTTGAACAAACGTACCATCCGACAACTTAAAAACCAAGACGTAACGTGCCCTGTTAGGGAAGTAACGCCATAACCTACGCTCCAAGCCCTTTGAGTCGGGCAGGATCGGTGGGTTGTCCTTTACCTTTGGTGGTGTAAAAGTAGGCATGAAAGCCTACTTAATCTGGTTCTTACGTCCGAGAGCACCAATGCGAGCAGCATCAATAGCGTCACCCATACGAGCGCCACCAGTTGTCTGGTTCTCAGCCGGAGCTGAAGTAGGCTGACCAACTGGCTTAGTTACACGAGTGTAACCACCGTCAAGGCTTTCCTCAAGAAGTGTTGCTGCACGAAAGTCAATAGGCGTACCTACTGTTTTGCTGTCCACGTCAAAGATTGCGTCATACTTACTAGCCATTACATTTCTCCGTATGTCTTGTAGCCAACTACTTCTGGAGCGTCAGCGTTTGAGCCGTACTCCAACTTTGTAATGCCACCGATAATTGGTGTGCCCTTAACGCCACGAGCAGTGTTTGTTTCAACGCCACGGTTAGCAGGTCCACTTGTCTCAGTAGAGGTTACAGGTGTTGGGATGTATCCTGTGTCAATAGTGTTGGCTGTGGTTCCACGAAGGAATTCAGCCGATACTGTTGGGAATGATGCGCGTGATTCCATTATGTCCACCTTGTGTCGGTCATGTCGCACTGGCCACAGTAGCAAGGGTCTGATGTTTCGCCCTTAATTGCTGTAGCGTCGTTACGAGCTGCGCGTACTGCGCGGTTTGGTAGGGGTGTTCCTGCTGGCATTGCGGATTCTGGTCCGAGTGTCAAGCCAAGTCCTGTAGGTACTGTCATGAGAGTTTTTCCTCGCTAGTGTGTTGGTCCTTGAGAGAAACGAGGTTGCCGTCCTTGTCGGTAAGCCTTCCACAGATGAGACAATAAATCTCATCTATGCCAGCCTGTACGTCCCTGCTTCCGCAGTTCTTACAAGCTCTGGGCCACGGCAACTCTCGTTCCTCTCAATTACCTAGTTAACTGGACTAAGCCAGTGGTGAGCCGGACTCACCGAGGTCTACTGCTGGTTCGTAAGCAGTTCCAGTTCCAGGTGTAGTGCTGATGTCAGCGCCTAGAAGTGAACTTGACTCAATACGGATAACTGAAGCCTGACGGAAGATTCCGTAAGCACCAAGCCAGTACCATCCCATTGGGACGAAACGGCGTAGACGGTCAGTTACTGGACCAGGTACAACGTGTGGGAACGCTCCGTTACCGTCAACGTATGAGTGAGCCTTGGCAAGAGCCTGGCGACCAACGATGAGAGTTCCGTAAACGTTTGTTGAAGATGCACCAG